TCCTTTCTCAACAACTCAAGTTCACTTTTGAACTTAGGTACTTCAGTCGTAACAACGTCCACAACCTTATTGACAAGTTGTGTGCGTGCACGAATCTGCTCTTCCATTTGTCCATGAACTTTCTTGTCCACTTCAACTTCTTTCTTTCCATCTTTCCGATCATTCGTTAAACTCTCAATAACATTTCCTTGATACTCTTCAGGGGCCTCATCATGAGGTCCTAACCATATCATCATGTTCTTGATGTTCTCAGCCGTAAACGGAATCTTTCGACCATCCGTTAACGTGAGAACCAAGTTTCCTTGATCATCCTCTTCATCCATCTGACCAAAAATATTGGTGTCATCGTATTCTTCATACCAATGATACACAACATTGTACACAAGTCTGGACAAACCAGCATGTGTATTATGATCTTCTCTCTTATCATCATCCTTCTCCAATGTTTCTAGAACACGGGGCCAGAAACGTCCTGGGCCAGGATTCAACTCCACTCCAACAAGTGGAATCAAACTCTCATCCAAGAGGTCCGGAACCGGATCCTCATCAAACAGATCCTCCAAATTGATTATATCATCAAATTTAGAATCCCATTGACCATTAGGTATCGCAAGAAGCGATGCCCATAATCTGGGATGAGCGGCAATGAACTCGCTCGGATTCTTCTCAGTAATCTCCTCTAGACACTCAAGTCTAGGATCGGTATACTTTCCAGTCTGCAATGAATAATAAAAAGGGTTTCTCATCATTCCTTCATACATCCATGTTCTCTTCTCTGGAGCTCCATCAACTGGTAGCTCACTCACATTTCCAAAGCGTGTAACAGGGGGTTGCACACCAGGGAACATACTCCAGTACTCGCAAGCAATATAATGACCACAATTGTGGCCATTAAATTGGTCTGCCTGACAGCAGCACCAATAGCTACGAGTAGCAAGTTCCTTCGCTCTCTCAATAATCTCTCCTATATTATAGCGTCCATCATACTCTCCAAAGGTTGAAACATAAGATGCTGTTTCTTGCATTTTGACGACTTTTTTGGTTGTAAATTAATCGATACAACTAAACTAGTACGACTTTAGCTCTAACAATCAACATCATAGCGGTATTTTTAACATTCAAATATTACATCGTATATATTCAAATGGGGCTATCAACCCATACATATGATAAGCTTTGCTAGCTAGTTTAGAGGGCGAGACAGTGGGTCTCGACTCCTAGTTATCCTCGTAGTACAGCAGGCGGGCAGCAAGTGCCGACGTCTTGTACATGTCGTCCGAAAATAACCACTCAATCAAATCGTGTATAACGGTGTCAACTAAATCTGTAAAATGTTGTCCTGTAGTCACCACGAAAGCGCCGGGGAGATAGGGGCGGTTGTGTAGGCGGGGTAATGCCACAACGTACATTGATCTTACCCTGGTCTGCTTATAATTCTCTAGAAAATCTAGAAATATTCAATAACACATCATTCAAAATTTATATAAGTTAATCTATTACCTTCAAAGTAGTAATTTAATACACACTTCAAATTTATGGTAGTTGCTCTATATATAAATCTCCATTAATGCATCTGTAGAATAAATCTAAATAAACCTTCACTATAAGCCACCTAATAAAAGGGGGGGGGGGTTTGGATCTTTAAAAGTATATATTTGCAGTCTAAGCAATATCTAAAATAGAAAATGTTTCCGTAAAAACATATGCCAAGCATTGAACTATTAGATATCACGAAGACTAATAAGGCCTTAACCTTACTGTCCATGACACGAAATATATTTG